TTTTATTCACTTGTTGAGATGTCTTACCATGATTGTTTGTTCCCCAATCATTAATTTGAACATTTTGATTTGCAGAAGCTTCTGTAGAGCCTCCAAAGTTATCTGGTAAATTTAAATTCCACGCTGGAATTACATTTCTAGTTACAACCCCATTAGAGTTAATACCTAATGCATTTGTTCCAGTAGCAGATGCAATATTTGTTACATTTAAAGTACTCATGCCTTTACCCTATACAATTGTTAAATTACCTAATACTTTTAGTTCTATAGTTCCAGATGCAGAAACCGTAAGAGGCCCAGCTGCAAGTGCGTTATTATCAGATGCGATAGTTACACTGGTATCTAGTTGACTACCATGAACTCTAAAGATATCGTTTGTAGAACCTTGTATTACACCATTATTATTATCTCCTTGATACGCACCACCACCTATCTGAACAGTTGAATTTATATCAGCAGTTGTTATTGTATCATCTTTAATTGTTCTTGATATTACTTGTCTTATTGCCATGTCTTTATCCTATTACTGAGATGGGCCTTTACGTTCAAAAAATAATTGTGTTCTTCCAAACCCAGCTGCTGAATTATCATTAACTAAACCATATAAGTAAGTACCAGTTTCAAAACCATCTACGCTAAATCTAACTTTAACATTTGAAGTATCTGTAACATTAACTAAGTGTTCACATAGTATTGATGTATCTGAAGCACTACCAGTAATACCATGTGCTTGAGCAATTACCATTTCAAGATAAGTGGAATTATCCGTAGTTGTTTCAATATAAATGTGTTCTGAAGAAGCACCATTTGCAATACTTATATTTGCATGAAATTTAACTAGATACAAACCTGTTCTTGGAAAGGTAAATACTCCAGAAGCTTCTTGCATTTGAGTTCCTATCTGGGCAGTGCCTGTTCTACTAAATCTTTCCCAATATCTATCAACGGTAGTATTGCCTGTCAGACCTAAACTATTTGGGTTAAAATTGGCATTTAGTTTCCAATTATCTATCATATAATCTGTTTCAACAACTTCTTTTGATGCAGTAACAACTCCTGTACTTGCAACTGTCAATCCAGTTGCTCCACCAGTATGTGCGATTGTATTTACACTTAACTTACTCATAGTATAACTAACCTTCCAGTACTTGCAATAGAGAGAGTTGTACCGTTACCTATTGTTAATGGCCCAGTAACAGATGCGTTATTAGAAGCTGCAATTGTTACATTACCAGTTGTTGTATTTGTATTCACACGAAATAAAGCGTCTTTACCACTAGGTACTCCTGTACTAGTTCCATCTTTGTTTTGAAAGAAACCACCAAAAGTAATACTATCTGCTAATTTATCAGCGTTTACTGCATCATCTTGTATCATAACTGTAGTAACGGAATTATTTGCTAGGTCAGCAGTTTTAATCGTTCCGTCTAAGATACCTTTTGTTGTAATTTTTGATAATGCCATTTACGTTTCCTCTTTACTTTATTTATGGTGCAGTTGGCCATGTTATTTTTTTAGGAAACTCAGATTGAGATGGGATATCTCTCAAAGATTGTCTATATGTTTTCCAATCTGCGTCATTTGAAAGAGTTACATCTCTACTCTGTGTCCAATCACTTTGTTGTAATAACATATTTCTTTGTGAACGAACTTCAATTTCTAATTGTTCAGTTGTTGGTTCTACATCAAGTTCAACAACTGGGTCAGTAAATTTAGAACCATCGTAACCCCATCCAATTTGAACTTTATCATCACAGTCTACCCACTTGCAAGTAGGAGCTGCTGGAGTTTCTTTTTCATTTACATCAATCACTTGATTATCTAATATCAATGCTTTCATTTAAGTATCCTTAATAAAATTCTTCTACAATTACAACACCTGGCGCACCAGCTCCACCAGTAGAATTTACTTGTTGGTAACTATTACTACTTGAACTAGAATAAGCACCATTTCCACCATTACCGTAAGCTATTCCTGTTCCAACTGATGAACCACTAAGTCCTATCCCAGCAGACCATGAATTTCCGCCATAAGAAAGACCGGCCTGTCTTGCTTGTCCACCCATTATTGAACTTACACCCCCTTCATGTGTAAATATATATCTGGAAGTTCCAACATGACCATGTTCTATTGTAGCCATATCTGTGGCATGGTTATCATAAAATCTGTAGAAAGGTGTGGAATGTCTAGTTGGAGAACCACCTGTTAAATTTATATCACCACCTGTTCCAACACCACCAGCACCACCAGCACCATTCATACTTGTATTAGTTGCTGAAGAGGTATTAGTATGTCCAGTGTGCCAACCATGACCTCCACCAGATGCTGTACAATGACTACCAAATGATGATTGTCCGCCACTTCCAGCAACTGAACCACCAGCAACACCATGATATCCAACACCACCAGCACCACCAGCACCAACGGTAACAGTTTCAGTCGCACCTACACTAGCACCATCAATTAATTTAATTGCAGTTCCACCAGCACCACCAGCACCGCTGGTGACTAGTCTAGCTGCAACGTTAGTTGCCCTTCTGCAACCTCCGCCTCCGCCTCCGCCGCCTATGACGGTAACTTTAACTTTTAAACAACCAGCAGGTTTTGTATAGGTATGAGTACCAGCAGTATCAAATATTTGTTGCGTTGGTGGTTGTCCACCAACACCATTTACAGTTCCAGTAAAAGTAAAATTATCTGCTAAGTTTATACCTCTAGATTTTGTTTTAATTAAACTCATGATGAGGGCTCCTCTGGCCATTTAACACCATCAAGTGATTTATATGTTTTAGTAATATCACGAAGTTCTTGACGATACTTTTTCCAATCTGTAAAGTTAGAAACCGAACCACCTTCTTCTCTTTCTCTAATTACGACCCAATCTGTTTCTGCGAGTTTTCTGTTTCTTTGTTCACGCAAAGAACCAAGTTTTCGAGCTGCAGCTCCATCTTCCCACTCTTTTCGTTCTGCCTTGAGGACTGCAATTTCCTCATCGGTCATATCTACTATTTTACCGTTTACATATTTCTTCATGACTTATTCAACCCATATACATACACGAAGGACTGAGAGGTCATCTCAGTGGAGCCACTAAAAAAAAGTCTAACTCCACCAAACCCATCAGTACCGCCTGTTTTGGTAACAAATCCACCACCAAATATATTCAAACTAGCATGACTGCCAGGGTCATGTTGAAAACTTTGTCCTTGCATTTGAATTGGAAATGATGTGCTATTTGTAGGCCCTACTAACATTTCAAAGTTCATTCCTGTTTCGCCAGCTGCATTACCTATAGTTGGCGACCATTCAACATATCCATGTGCGTTGTCAGTAGTGGCACCACCGGCTTGGTCTTCAATTTTGAATCTAGACGAGTGATAATCACTTCCACCCCCAACAGCGTTTCCAGCATCATTCAGAAATCTAAAATAGGCATTAACACTGTCATTCACATTATGTAAAAATCCAAAAAGTTTGTAATAATCATGAGCAGTTTTACTAAGAGAAATGTCAAATGTTGTAACATTTTGAGATGGTGAGTGTAAACCAATAAATGTCATACCCATGCCAGTTAATGCAGAACCATTAAGAGCTGGTAATGTTCCAGAAGTTGCAAGTTTATTCATCGTTACAGCATTACTTGCAATCTTATTTGATGTTACAGCATTAGTTGCAATTTTGTTTTCTGATATCGTGCCATCAGAAGGAGCTCCTACATCCAAGACATTACCAAGCACCATAATAAAATCTATACTGTCTGATGTGGTCAATGTTCCACTTGATGTTACAAATGTAATCTGTGAATCACTTACTGTAAATGAACTGCCAGGCTTTTGGATAACACCATTTAATGAAACAAGTAAATGATTTGCAGATTCAGGCTTAAACGCAGCTCCATTCAATAACAAATTAAATGGGCCATTTGTATTAGAACCTATCGTAATATCGTCTAATATATTGTATGCACCTACGCTTGGATTTTGTCCTATGAATGGCATTATTTAATTTCCTTTTTCATTATTTATGGTCTTTCAGGCCATGTTACTTTTTTAGGAAAACCAGATTGAGATGGAATGTCTCTTAATGATTTCCTATATGCAACCCACTCTTTTTTCTTAGAATCACTCAATGCTGAATCTGGTATTTGTGTCCAATCACTTTGTGCTAATAATAAGTTCCTATCATTACGAATTTCATATGCTATTTCTTCATCACTTAATTTAATTTCAGTTACATCAAATGGGTCAGTGAATTTAGAACCATCATAACCCCATCCAATTTTAACTTTTTCATCATCACAGTCTACCCAAGTAAAAGAAGGTGATACATCAAATTCTTTTTCTGATAAATCTACTACTTTTTTATCTAATATTAATGCTTTCATTTTAACTACCTTTAACCATAAAATTCATCTACAATAACTATACCAGAACCACCTTTAGAACCAGAAACAGATGCCGCCCCAGACCTAATTATCGGAGATTGAGCACCATTTCCAGTATTAACATCTCCTTGACTTCCTCCAGAAGAAGAAGTACCAGAACTTCTAGAATTACCAGCACTTAATCCAGCTGCCATTCCACCACGAGCGCCTGTATAATAGTTAGTGTTTGGTTTCCATGAATTAAAATCATCAAAAGTTGGGAATAAACCATCTTCACCTTTTAAATTTATATCACCATCAGCTGCAGTTCCACCTGTGCCAGAATAACCTAATAAATCACTGTTGGATTGTGCGTTGCCGGTGTATCCACCACCCCAACCACCAACACCACCTGTTGCAGTTGCATAACTTCCAAAAGATGAAGTTCCACCACCAGTTCCTTGTGCGGCTCCACCTGTATTACTAGCTCCGCCGCCATTTCCACCATCTCCAACTGTGACTGTTACAGATGCAATATTAGTAACATCTAAAAGTTTAATGGATGTTCCGCCACCACCACCAGAACCACCACAAACCTTATGATTAGATGAACTAGGATGACCACCGCCAGCAACAGCTTTAGCACCACCAGAACCACCACCACCACCAATCACTGTAACTTTTACTTTTTTACAACCAGTAGGTCTAGTCCAAGTTGATGTTCCGACTGTAGTAAATATTTGTTGAGTTTGTGGTACTATATTTACATCCACAAAATTTGATTGTACTATACTTAATGGCATCTATTTACTCTCCGAAAACTTTGTCTGTCGCTATGTTATCATCAACAGTTGTCATGTCTAACTTTGACTCTACCCATTCTAGAACTTTTTCTTTACTCATTGATGCAAGATTTGTTTGGTCAGCACCTAAAGGTGCAAGTTCAAATTTTTTTGTAAACAACTCCCCTTTAGAATTTTTTTGTCCTCTAACTAATTCTAAATTACTTACTTCTTCAAACTGTTCTGTTTTTTTTACTGATACCCAGTATGGTTTTCCTAATGCCATTATGTTGGGCCTCCTATACCATATTCTATAAATACTCTCCAAAGAGAAGGATTAGTGTTACTTGCTGTATTTAATTGAACTGTAATTTTTCTTGCATCTTCAGCACCAGATGTACTTATCACTGGAGTGGCATCAAAATATGTTCCACCAGTTCCATCTGGTGAAGATAAGATATTTGCAAATGCCCCATGATATGTATTGAAAACTGACACTTGAAAATGCCACATAATAGCATTATTTCCATTCACAACAACCTTGATACTAACAGGGGTTAACATTTGATAAGGTAAACTTCTTGTTGCTGTAACAGTTTCTGTTGCACCAGCAGTTGTATTTGTAGGAACTAATTCTTCAATTCCACAATGTTGAGACATTGAATTTGAATACGAATTATCACCATTACCATAACTGATAAAACCATCACTTAATCTAAAATTTTCTACACCACCAGTAACAAGAGCTATTCTGTTTGCAACTGGATTGTATATACCAGTATCAGTGTCGCCCGTAAAATTAATAGAGGGTGCAGAATTAGTACCAGCTGCAGTCGATAATGTAATATTATTACCTAGTTTTGTAGAAGAAACAGAACCATCTGGTGGAGTTGTTGTAACTTGTGCTTGATTTTTAAAAATTACATAAAAATTTGTACCAGCTGCTGGAGCTTCCGACATGGAAAGAGTAGTACCAGCTGCAGTA